TCGGAGCGAGTGGCACGCTGGCGGGGACTGGTGCGCTGGCTGGCGCGGCAGCGGTCGCATTCAGCACGACAGCGACGCTTACAGGCTCTGGCGCGTTGACAGGCTCGTCGTCGCTTACATTCGCGGCTACAGGCACGCTTGAGGGGATAACGTCTGGAGCGATTGCCGGGAGTGCATCGCTCACGTTTGCGGCTAGTGGTGAGTTGAGTGGATGGGGAGAGTTGGCTGGGGTGGCGGAATTGGTGTTCGGCGCGGCTGGAGCATTCCGCGACGCAACAGCGCTTGTCGATTCATGGATAATCGAGGCCCGGCAGGTGCACGTCCCGGGATGGGAATCAGCCGAGGCGCATATCGCCGGAGCGGAGGAGTTAGACGGTCATGGCCAATGATGCACAGATCCTACGGTTCCGCGTGTTCAAGAATGGCACGGCCGTGCTGATGGCGCGGGTTGTGGGAAGCGATGGCGGCTACTTAGTTCAAGCAGATTGCTCAGAGATCAAGTACACGATCTGGCTGCTCAATGATCATGATCCCAATGAAGAGGTTGTCGTCGAGGGTCACGAGGCTGTAGAACTCACCGTCGCAGACGTGGTCTACGATACGCTCCAGACGGCCGATCCATGGGACAAGGACGCTGTAGGCTACAACTTCAAACATGAGATCGATATAAGCGAGTATCAGGCATTTGCATTGCGCGGCCGCAGATATCTCGTGATCGTGAAGATCACGCCCACGAGTGGCCAACCGATCCTGCTGGAGTTCGGCCCAAGCACGATTTAGCACGCACCCCCGGTCGGGCGGGTCCTTTCCAGGGCCCCCAGCGCAACGCTTCGCGTGGCTATCGACGGCTTTTTTTACCCAAACTACTTCGTTTTTCCGTTTTTTTGCCATGGTGAGAAAGGACCCACGATCAGGTGGCCAATGGTTTCCGGTCTCGGCGGCCGCGGCATTCATTGGAGTCAGCGCTCCGAATTTCCGGATGACGCTGCTTCCGCGGCTCTCGCCGGATGATGTACAGCGCGGTTCCAAGCCAATGCTGGTCCGAGGCCCGGCCGTTGTCGCCGCGATTGCGGAGAAGCGGCTCGAGCAGTCGGCGACACCCAACGGCACGACATCAGATGCCCTCGAGGAGATTCGTCGCTGGGAGGCGCGGCGCAGGGAGTTGCGGTACCGGATGGAGAGTGCCGAGTACGTGCCGATGGCTGAGATCGAAGGGCTGTTCAGCGTGACTGGCGAGATCATGCGCCGGGCCGGTGAGACGATCCGGCAGGAGTTTGGCGACCGTGCGGCGAAGATTCTTGGTGACGCCTGGGGTGACGTGGATGCACAAATTGACGTTATGTTTGCTGATGGCGGCAATCGCGACGACTAACCCGCTCTGGCAATCAGCGAAGCGGTGGTCAACGTCTTCTCGGCCGCGAGTAATTCGTACCATTCGCGAGTTCGCCGAGCAGGAATTCATCATCCCGAAGGGCAAGCTCCGCGGTACCAGGTGGCGAGCCGATACGTCGCCATTTCAGGGCCTGCTGCTCAACCAGATGCAGCACCTCCAGCTCCACGAGTCACACCGGCGCCGCTGGCGGACATTCGCCGTGACCGGCTGCGTGCAGTCCGGCAAGAGCCTGGTGGCCTTCGTCCTGCCGATCATGTACCACCTCTTCGAGGTCGTCGAGCCGATCATCGTCGGCGTGCCGAACATCGACGAGATCGGCCGCGACAAGTGGAACAATGAGATCCTCCCCGCAATCCAGGCCTCGAAATACGCGCGATTTCTGCCGGACCGCGGAGACGGTTCGCGCGGCGGCTTCGGATCGGAGATCAGATTCACCAATGGCGCGACGATCAAATTTATGTCGGGCTCTGGCGGCGATGAGAAGCGCTCGAGCTACACCGCTCGGGTCCTGGTCGCCACCGAGGTCGACAAGATGGACACGGCCGGGGAGGTTTCGCGTGAGGCCGACCCGATCAGTCAGCTACTCGGCCGTCTGCGATCCTACCGACCGGAGGAGCGGATCGCCTATCTGGAATGCACGGTGAGTATTAAGGAGGGCTGCATCTGGCAGCAATACAGCCAGGGCTCCCAGGGCCGGATCGCCAAGCAGTGCCCGCACTGCCTGGCCTGGGTGACGCCCGAGCGGGAACACCTGATTGGCTTCGAGGGTGCGACCAACGAGTTCGAGGCGGAACGGCTGGGTCGCTTCGTGTGCCCGGAGTGCGCCGAGACGATCACCGAGGCCGAACGCCGCGAGATGAACAACCACAGCATCTTGGTACACCGTGGCCAGCAGGTAGAGGCAGACGGCACCGTGTCCGGCGAGCTGCCGCCAACCTACACACTCGGCTATCGCTGGAACGGATTCGACAACCATTCCCAACTCACCGTGGCGGGTCTGTCTGTTGACGAATGGCGGGCCGCCGAGGCGGAGGACGAAGAGGCTGCCAAGAAGAACGTCCTGCAATACATCTGGGCAACGCCCTACGAGCCGCCGGAGTTCGACCTGCGGCCGCTGCGGTATACCGAGGTCCGCGAACGCCATAGCGAGGAGCGGCTCGGTCGCGACGTGGTTCCTGACGACACGACCGCATTCGTTGCCGCGATCGACTGCGGCAAGCGGTGGCTACACTGGGGAGTCTGCGCCTGGCGGCCGGAATCACGCGGCCAGCTCGTGGCGTACGGCGCATGGGAGAATCCGCCGTGTGAAGGCGACGAGGCGAGGCACGCCGCGGTGGCGATCCTGGCGGGCCTCGAGCAGCTCCGCGACAAGATTCTCTTGGCTGGGTTTGAGTCACGAGACGGCCGGGTGTGGCTCCCGCAACAGGTGCTTGTCGACGCGGGCTACCAGCCAGAGGCGATCTATGCGTTCGCCGCAGAGCCGGAGTCAGACGATCGATTCCGACCGACGATCGGCCGCGGATCGAATCAGCACGACAAGCGCTATCGGCACTACAGCCACCCGAAAAAGACGAGCTCGGAGATCGTCTTGATCGGCGAGGAATATCACATCGCCTACGACCAGGAGCGTGCGGTGTTTCGCCTCGAGACGAACGCCGACCATTGGAAGGTGCAGCTATTCCACGCACTCCAGGCGCCGCAGGGCGGGCGAGGTGCACTCGAATTCTACCGCTCGACGAATCCGCGAGAGCACAACACGCTGGCGAAGCACCTCGCCGCGGAGCGACCGGTCGAGACGTTCGTTCCGGGCCGCGGCCGCGTGACGCAATGGGTGACGGTGAGCGACACAAACCATTATCTCGACGTCCTGTATATGTGCTGCGTCGCCGGGCACCTGGCAGGTGTCCGCGTGATCGAGCAGCCGGAGGCGCCGGTGCAGGAGACGGAAATCAAGGGGAGCGTCGTGACGATGCCCGACGGTCGGCCATTCGTCGCACGCAGGTAGTTTTGTACGGAGTAATCATGGCGAAGAAACGCGAGTTCACAATCCCGAGTGCCGAGCGGAGCGTCAAGGCCACGGAATCCCCGGGGCCTGCTGGCGATTGCGGCAGCGACTCGGACGACGGCGACCACGTCGAGGTGGCCTCCTTTGAGGTCGTTCTTGGCCCGGCCGAAGGCAGGTTCGGCAGGCGGCTCGATACGCTCCTGAGCGTTGCCGCGGCCCGCGGTCAGGCACGTATTCGCGAGGGACTCCGAGGCAGGAAACTCCACCTGGCGAACGGCCGGGAGCCGAATCCGAACAGCTCCGCAGATTTCGTCAAGTTGCTGCTGGAGCAGGCGGCAGACCCCGAAGTGACCCGGATTGTGGTTTTCCGAAAGCCTCCGGTCGCGCCCGGAGCGCCCGAACGATCCGAACTATCCGAAGTCACCGGACGGTAAAACACCTACCACCATTCATGCCGCCGGCTAAATTCAGATGTGAGAGCATCTGTTCCTTGGCGGTCAAACGGCGGCATGTCTACTCTTTCTGCTTCATCCTCCTACAGCGAGATTCGCGCGGCGTTCGACGATAACGCCAGCTACGAGGAGGATGGCTCCGTCGCCAAGGCGAAGGCATTCATCACCGCCTGTCGAATGCTGCTGCGCAGGACGCCGAAGCGGGCGGCCGTGGGGGGCGGCGGCCACGAGCTCGAGCTCGATCCGGCGATCATCAAGGAGATGATGGCCGATGCCCAGGAGTGGGTCGCGGCCAATGACGTCGTCCCAGGCGGACGTACCACCTGGGCCACGCTCGAAGATTTCCGGGAGTAGCAATGGCCAGGCGACATCGTGACCAGGCTACGCTCACGTCCGCGATGGACATCCTCCGCGCAGACTACTCTGCCGCGAAAGCCAACAGGCTGCGGCGCAAGCGGTCCGGTGTGCCGTCGGCCGGTGCTGGCGCCGACTACCACTATCGCAGCGAGGCTGACTATCTCCGGCTGATGGAGCTGGCCCGCGACATGGACCGCAACGACCTGCTGGTCGGCTCGATCCTCGACCGGGCGGTATCCAACGCGATCCAGGAAGGCATCCAGATCGATCCACAGACTGGCGACGAGGGCCTCAACGCCGATCTCAAGGCCCGATTCTGGGCCTGGTCGGAGGATCGCACGCAATGCGACCTGGCCCGCGAGCGATCGCTCCGCGAGATGCAATGGCTCGCCCTGCGGCACATGATGCTCGACGGCGACATGCTCTTCCTAGCCAATCGCAGCGGCGCCCTGGAGATGGTCGAGGCCCACAGGTTGAGGACGCCGAAGAACACGACCAAAAATGTGGTCCACGGCGTGCTCTTGGATACGGCCACGCGCGAGCGCCTGCAATACTGGCTGACCCGCGAGGACGTCGACCCCTACAGACAGCTCAATCGCGTCTCTGACGTCAAGGCCTACGCGGCCCGCGATGCCGAGGACCGCCTCCAGGTCTTCCATGTCTATCACGCAAAGCGGATCAGCCAGACCCGCGGCGTGACCGCGTTTGCCCCGATCTTCGACGCGGCCACGATGTTTGACGACATCAACTTCGCCAAGTTGGTGCAGCAGCAGATGGTCGCCTGCTTTGCGATCATCGAAGAGCGGCAGCTCAACTTCAAACTGCCAAGCTCCGGCAACGAGCCTGCAATCGGCCCGCAAACCGAGGAGACGGACGCGGACGGCATCCCGCGGACGCTCGAGGGTTTCGGGCCGGGGATGCGGATCAAGGGGGCGCCTGGCTCGAAGATTCACATTGATTCCGCCAAGGTGCCGAACCCGGAATTCTTCCCCCACATGCGGCTGATCGTCCAGCTCATCGGCATCAACCTGGGGATGCCCCTGGTTCTCGCTCTGATGGACGCCTCGGAGACGAATTTCTCGGGCTGGCGGGGTGCGATGGAGCAGGCCAAGCTCGGATTCCACCTGAACCAGATGGCGATTTACGAGCGGATGCTCGCGCCCGCCTACGAGTGGCAGGTCCGCCGCTGGATTCAGCAGGACGCGGGACTGCGCCGCGCCTACGACGTGATGGGCCCGGCGATCTACACCCACGCGCCCGGCTATCCGACGTGGCCCTACGTCGAGCCTCTCAAGGACGCCTCGGCCGACCTGCTCCAGGTCCGCAATGCTCTGCTGTCGCAGCGGAGGCGGTGTGCCCGGCGGAATCTCGATTGGGATGACCTGTCGACGGAGATCGTCGAGGACAACGCCTTGTTGATCCGCAAGGCGCAGCAGATGGCGGACACGCTCAACAAAGAGTTCCCGGGGCTCGGCGTGACCTGGCGGGAACTGGCGTGCCTGCCCACGCCGGACGGGATGACCGTCTCGACGGCCGTCGAAGTAGCTGGCGATGACGGCGGCGGCCAGCGCAAACGAGAGGAGGCCACTAATGCCGCATGAAGCCGCAATTGATTTGACGCCGATCGCCGGGGCTGGCGTGGAGCTCGATCAATACTTTGGGCTCTGGGCCGTTGCCGAGGAGCAGTTTCTCGCGCTCTTCAACCGGGTTGGACAGCTCAATCTGGCAGCGCATATCCAGGTGGCCGCGGGGACGGTCGAAGCAGCACAGCGGCCGCAGGTCACCAACGCCAAGAAGTCAGAGGTCGTCGTCGGCGTGATCGAGATCGCCGGGACGTTGACCAAGCGGGGTTCGAGCCTCTCGCGTGCGAGCAGTCTCGTCGCACTCCAGCGAGCGGTGCGGACCGCTGCCCGGGATCCGGAGATCGACGCGATCCTCCTTCGGATCGACTCGCCTGGCGGGACGGTGGCGGGGACCCAGGAGCTCGCCGCCGAGGTCAAGCGGGCCAGCGAGGCCAAGCCGGTCTATGCCTACGTCGACGACCTGGCCGCCAGTGCAGCCTACTGGATCGCCAGCCAGACAGAGCGAATCTACGCAAACACTCCAACGGCGATCGTCGGATCAATCGGCACGTTCGTCGGGCTCTACGACTACTCGGGCTACGCAGCCAAGGAGGGCATCCGGGCGGTCGTGATCAAGGCCGGGGCACTCAAGGCGGCCGGATTCCCCGGGACGGAGATCACCGACCAACAGAAAGCCTATTGGCAAGAGATCGTCGACCAGACGCAGACGGAATTCACTGCCGCCGTGGCATCCGGCCGTGGCCGACCGGTCGACGAGGTGCGCGAAAAGTGGGTGACGGGCCGGGTCTACATGGCCCAGGAATCTGTCGCCATGGGCCTCATTGACGGCGTCAAGTCGTTCGAGGCGGTCATTTCGGAATTGACGGAGCGAGTCGCTGCGGCGAACCGCTCATCCATCAACAGCAGGAGAAACGCGATGAGCGAGACTCAAAACGTGACGACGGAAACCCAGGTTGCCACTCCCAAGGCCGCGACAATCGCCGAGCTCAAGGCGGCGTGCATTGGAGCCGACGCCGGCTTCCTTGTCGCGCAGCTCGAGGCTGGCGCAACCGTCGCCCAAGCCCAGGTGGCCTGGATTGCCCAACAGAACAAGCGCCTCGAGGCGGCCGAGGAGCAGCGACTCAAGGCGGAGGAGAAGGCCAAGGAGGCCGAGGCCAGGGCGAAATCGCCGGGCGTTGATGCGCTGGGCGATGGGAAGGCGGGACCCGCGACCGAGAGCGTCGACCCGGTTGCCGAATGGCACCAGGCGATCGCGACCAAAGAAAAGGCTGGCCTCGAGCGGCCGAAGGCGATCGCCGCGGTCGTGCACGAGCAGCCGGAGTTGCATCAAGCCTACCTGGACGCGGTGAATTCGAAACGGCATTGAGCATCCGCGAGCCGGGTTGGAGCGGAAATTTCAACTGACCATTTTTTGCGAGGAGATTCGCAATGGGACAAGTGAGTGGAAGGCGACGGACGTTCCAGGCGAGCGCCGCGATCGCCAGGTACCTGCGCGTCAAGCTGTCGAGCGGCAAACTGGCCGCCGCGGGCTTGGCGGACAACGACATCGGCACACTCGACTATGCCGCGCTCGCCGCGGACGAGTACGTGCCGGTCAACCTGCGGAGCCTCGAGGGCACGGAGCTGGTCGTCGCCGCGGGCGAGATCACGCTCGGCGCGGCGGTCTACACGGCCGCCAGCGGCAAGGTCTCCGCGACCCGCGCGGGGACGAGCTACAAGCGTGGGATTGCGCTCGAGGCGGCCACGGCCGACGGAGACATCATCGAGATTCTGCCGTTGTTCACCAACACGGCGGAAAGCTGATCCTGCTGGCAGCGATCGGCTGATTATGCGGACGCCAAGGGGAAAAGCGTTCTGACAATTCGACACGTTCAACGCTCCCCTTGGAGGTTTTGCCATGGGATCCCCCAGTTCTTCGCTGGCCACACTCAGGCCGGACCTGGCCGGCGGTTTCTTGCAGTTCGATTTGGAGGCCGACCGACGCGGCTTCATCGGGCACCGGGTGTTTCCGGTGCTGGAAGTTGGCCTCGCCGCGGACACGATTCCCAAGATCACGCTGGAGTCTTTGCTCCGCAATGTCGACACCACGCGGGCCCCGCGGGCCGGCTACGGACGCGGA